CAGGTTGGGAAAAAATGTGGCAAGACCATGGATATAAAAAACAATTTGTATTTTACGAATTACCAGTGGAGTAATATAAATGTTGTTAAAACTAATACCTAATAAATTAAAAGTATGGCTTATTAAACACCTTTATGCAGATGTTGCGAAAATGGGTGATGGTGGCGATACGGAACTTGCACACGTTAATCTTAAAGAAGTAGCTATATTAAAAGCTCACGGTGGTGCTGGCACTATAAACCCTCGCACAGGCCTTGTTGAATTTAAAGGCAAAGGTGGTGGCGGTCCTTCAAAAACTACCTCTACATCTACAAATTTACCAGAGTATGCTAAACCTTTTTATGAAGAGCTATTAAAACAATCTGGCAAAGAAACCTATCAAACGGATGCTGCTGGAAATGTTATAGGTGTTAAAACTCCTGACCCTTACACAGGCGATAGATTAGCTGAATTTTCTGCAGACCAATTAGCAGCTCAAGGTGAAGTACGAGGCATGGGTCCTCGAGGCGAGTTTACTGAAGCTATTACAGATACTGGAACTTTAACTGATTTAAGTGCAGGTACAGCAGCAAGTGGTATAGCAAGAGGGTTAGCTTTTACACCTAGTGATTTAGAAAAATTAACGATGGGTGCTCCAGGAGAGTTTGATTCTGCTGCAGCTACTAAATACATGAGTCCTTACTCGGATAATGTAACAGACTTAGCTATTAAAGAAGCTAGAAGACAAGGGGACATTACAAAAAATAGAGCAGCTATGCAGTCTATTGGACGAGGTACTTTTGGAAGTGGGCGTGAAGCTTTATTGTCAGGAGAAGCTGATGCTCGAACTAATGCGTTAATAGCTGACCTTCGTGCAAAAGGCGATGATAAAGCATTTAATCTAGCTCAACAACAATTCGAAAGAGATAGAGCTGCGGGCATGACAGCAGAACAAGCAAATTTAAAAGCAGAAATAGATAGACGTACCCGAGGTCAACAAGGCGAACAATTTGGTGCGAAGCTACAAAAAGAGTTAGGATTAGCAGGATTGCAAGCTGGACTTAGAGGTGCAGGACAACAGGCTGATATAACAGGTGCAGACCAACGAGCTAATCTTGCAAGACTTCAAGCACAAGCAGCGGCTGGTGGTGAGCAACAAAATCTAGAACAAGAAAGACTTAACATGGCATATCAAGAGTTTATGGAGTTACAAAATGCACCAAGAGAAGCTCTTCAGTTTCAATCAGATATTTTAAGAGGTAATGCAGACGCGTTAGGAAATACAATAACTAGCTATGCTCCTCAACCAAGTATGGCATCTCAGATTGGTGGATTAGGACTAGCTGGGCTAGGTTTATATAATAAGTTAAGCGGATAAAATATGAATATTATTCAAATACAAGATAGACTTAAAGGTGTACCTGACCAAGCATTGGTAGGGTATGTAGAAAATCCTACAGGAGATGTACCTACTTATTTAGCTTTAGGTGAACTTGGACGTAGAGAAGAGATGCGTAAGAAGTACCAAGCTCAAGCTAAACCTACCGAAACTGTAGCAGAAGAAATTGTATCTCAAGCAAAAGGTTTAGGTTCTATAGCTCCTCCAGGAATGACTCCTCAATTACCCCCTCAAGAAGAAGTAATGTCCGAATCTATTACTGAAACAGGAGTAGCATCTTTACCTGCACCTAATGTAGGACAGAACTATGCAAACGGAGGAATTATAGATTTTAGTCAAACAAATATAGATGACAGTATATATAATCCTAATGCAGGCACTATGTTAACTGATGATTTAACCACAGACTCTGTTCTAAACGTTGTCGGAGGAAGAAATTATTTCCCTTTTAATGAAGAAGTAGCAAACACATACGGCATGCCTAAAGAACCTGATGTTGCTGACTACAAAGCTTTTATGAATCAAAAGAAAAAAGCTTTTGGTATAAATGATACATTTTATGATGACGAAAGAGCAGCTCTACAATTAGAAAAAGATGAGATAGCAAAAAGAAGAGAAGGACTTATACCTGATGTTATGATAAGAGGAGGACTAGGTATTGCAGCAGGTCAAGACAAAAATTTTCTTACAAACGTAGCTCAAGGACTTACTCCAGCTTTTGAACAGTTTGTTAAAGATGATGACTTACTCGACAAAGAAGAAAAGTTAAACCGTAAAGAAGGTCGAGCTGTAGGTAAGGCAATGAGAGCTGAAGCTTTAGGTGATATGCAAGGCTTTGAAACTTACAATAAAGAAATTAGAGCAACTCAACTTAAACTTATTGAAATACATCAAGATAAATTAAATAAACTTCTTACTGCTGGTGTAGCTTCAACCTCAGCAGAAGCTGATAGAAGAGATAAAGCTATGAAAGTTGCTTTAGAAACTTTAAAAGGACAATATGGTTCATCTGAAGCTTTAGTAACAAAATTTAAAACCGATAAAAAAGGATATACAAACGAATTAATTGATATATTTAGATTCCAATATGCAAAAGATGGGGATGGTGAATTATCCGATGAATTTATTCAATCTTTAAAAGATATGGCTCCAGAACCTAAAGGTGTTGAGCAGGCAACAGAAATTCAAAATACACCTAAAGTAGTACCTAAGAAAGACCCCTCTGGTTTAGATGACCCAAAATATATAACAGGATAATTTACAATGGCTTTCGATGTAGAACAAGCATTAAGAGATGGCTATACTCAAGAACAAATTGATGCTTATATACAGCAAAATAATATTACTCCTAAACCTATTGAAGAAGTTACTGAAGAAGTTACTGAAGAAGTTATTACTGCTCCAACACCTCAACCCTCACCAGAACCTACACAAAAAACTTTTAACGTAGAACAAGCATTAAGAGATGGCTATACTCAAGAACAAATAGACAAACACCTAAAATTAAAAGAAAGAAAAAAAACTTTTAACGTAGAACAAGCATTAAGAGATGGCTATACTCAAGAACAAATTAATACTTATCTTTTAGAAGGACCAGAACGTGCAGGATTTTTTGAGGCTGCTTTTGGTACATTAGGTGACCAATTTGATATGGCAGATGTAGGTTTAAGTACCATATTACCTGGCGGTAAAGACGCTAATCAAGCAGCTGCAGAACAAATAAAACAACAACAAACCGAACCTCAAGGAGCAAAATTTAGTTATGCTGCTATTGAAAATGCTTTTAAAAGAGGAGGAATAGAAGGGGTAAAAGAATTAGTTCTACAGCTTCCAGGTGGTGCAGGTACAGCTCTTGGTGCAATAGGTCCCTCTATAGCTGCAGGTATTGCTGGTGGTGTGGTAGGTGGTCCTGTAGGTGCTCTTGTAGCTATTGCGGCAGCATCTTTTTTACCTAATTTAGGGGGTAATGTTATAGAGCAGGCAGGTGCAGACATTGCAGAGGGTCGACCTTTAGATATAGAAGTGGCAACGGCAGTTACGGCAGCATTAGCTCAAGCAGGAATTGATGTTGTTCCTTTTAAAGTATCAAAAGCTTTAAAAAAACTAGTAGGTATAAAGCCAAAAGTAGGACCAGAATTAACTAAAAAAATAGCTGAACAAGGACTTACTAAAGCAATAGGTAAAGACGCTGCAGGTATAATTGCAGCAGAGTTACCTGCTGAAATATCTCAAGAAATAATTCAAAAATATCAAGCAGGAGTAGACCCATTTACTCCAGAAGCAATGGCTGAATACAAAGAAGTAGGAGCAGTAGTAGCTTTAACAGGTGGATTAGGAGTTTACACTGGACCTAAAACTCGGTCTCAAGCTAGAAGAGCAATTGAAATTGAAGAAACTGAAAAAGCCGAAAAAGATTTTGAAGATGAAAATAAAAAAGACCCTAGAGGGAAAAAAGTTAAAAGTATACTTGATGATGAAAAAGGTAAAATAAAAGTAGAGGAAGAAGAGGCTTCTGCTAGAAAAATTAGTAGAACTAAATTAACTACTATTAATGAGGAGATGTTAAAAGATTTAGGCATAAGTCCTAAAACTAATGCAGGTAAAGAATTACTAGGTAAAGACATAACTGACTTAGATAATATAGAAATGATAGAAAGAATTCTTGATAATGAAAATCTTACAGTTAAAAGTAATAAAAAAGCTGTTGAGAATTTTAAAAGAAAACTTAAAAGAGATAGAAAAAAAATATTAAAAGCTCAAAAGGAGGCATTAAATGAAGAATCCACCCTTAAAGGAAAAAGAACTAGAGCTCGCGATAAATTATCTAACAAATCCAAGTCTGTCGTTACCACCGGAACTGGCTCATCTGACACAAACTCAATGGACACTAATCAGTCAGGTGCTGGAGAATCTGTTAGTGGAGCAAGAATCAGCGACGATACACTAAAAAAAGTAAGAGCTAAAGCAAAAAAAGATAGCGAAATTCTTTCGCCTTATAATAGAGGTTTTGTTGATAGTGAGCGAGCAATTGAACAACACTTAGGTAAAGAAGCTGCAGCAGAATATCGTAGGTTAGTTGACATAGAGTCTAAAAGAAAAGTAGAAGAGTATCAAAAAAAACAAAAGTCAAAACGTAAAAAACAAAAGGCAGTCCCAAAAAAAACAACAGACTTTAGTTCTTCAGACATTAGAAAAGAACAAGAAAAACAATTTGCTGACGCTGTAGTTAACGCTAGTGAAAAAGAACTTAATGAGGCAGGATTTGAATCATATATAGATATAGATAAAGATGGTAATGAAACAAAAAAATATAGAGAGATAAAAACAAAAAAACCTTTATTTGCAAAAGAACCTACTGATACAGAAAAAAAACTTACTGAAATAAGAAAACGTAAAAAATTAGCTATAGAAACATTTCGAAATCAAACAGAGCAAGACGGAGGAATACCTTCTCCTGCATACCGTAAACCTATTATACAACTACAACAAATGGAAGATGAGCTTGTTAAACAAGACTCAAAAGAAAAGAAAGAAATTGCAGACCAAAAACGAAAAGATGATTTACCTCCAGAACAACAAGAATTATTTTCTAAAACAGAAGAATCCATACCCGACACAGGAGAAACTCAACAATCTATAATGGGGTCATTTGTAGAAGAGTTTGGAAATAATGTAAATTTAGGAGTAAGACGAGGGATTCTTAACATAGTAGATACTGTGGCTAATTTACCTAGCAGTATACCTAATTTAGATAGCCTGCCTGCTAATGTTAAAGCTATTTACTTTGATGGTAAGGCTTACTTTATAGCCGATAGAATTACTAAAGAAGATGCACCTCGTATGTTATTGCATGAAATAGGAGCTCATTATGGTTTAGAAGGAATGTTAGGTAAGGCTAACTATGACCGAACAGTTAAATCTTTAAGAAGTAAAAAAGAATCTGACAAAGAAATTAAAGCAGCTTTTGACTATGTTAGAGATAACTATCCTGAACTTAATGAATCATCTAATGATTTTATACAAGAGGTTATTGCAAACATAGCAGAAGATTCTCCTCAAAATACAGTCTTTCGTAAAATTGTAGGTTACATTAAAAACTTTTTATCTAAATTAGGTATGGGTTGGGATGTAGATAATATTAGTGTAGCTCAAATACAAGATATGGTTCAACATTCAGTAAGAGTAGCTTTATCACAACCTGAAGTATCATCCGATACAAAAGCATCTTTAGCAAGTAAAGATGAAAATACAGCAGGAAATATATTCTATAGTCCATTAGAAAAAGCTATTAACAATCAAAAAATGGAAAAAATGCCTATAGAAGATTGGAAAGTTTATCTTATAAAAAGAGCAAAAAAACAAGGGTTTACTAATCAATTAGATGCTACAGGTATTCTTGATTGGCTAGATATGTTACAAAGAAGAAAAGACATATTAGATAAAAATTTACCTAACGCTCCTATAGACATTGATGGCTTTGACCTAGACAACAGAGGTCGTTTATCTAAGTCTGATATTTTAGCTTGGTTAGGTCAATATGATATAACAGTAGTAGATGTAATACCTGAAGGCCCACTGACTGAGTCTGAAATAGAAAACATGAGAGAGGAGCGTCGGGAATATGAAAAATCAGGATATGGGGAATATGAAAGAGATAACCTAAGAGAAGCTATAGAAGCTGAAGCTGGTTTTGTTGATGACTCTATACCTGGTGTATTTAGAGTGTTTGGTTCTCAAAATAGAGATGCAGACCCAAAATATACAGATGAACCTTATATGATATTTGTAGATAAAAATTTACTTGATGACGAAAAAGAAATGACTCCTATTGATGTAGTAGCTTCACAAACTAATGAAGGAACTATTATTGATAGAGGACCAGTACAAGCGTATATTAATTTGGCTAAAGAAAAAGGATGGAATATAGAAATAATTGATGAAGGACCATATGCACCTGCAAGAGCGCTTGAAGAATACAGAACGGGAGAAGACCAAGCTTATGATTACCTTTACGAGATTCATAATCCACAAATAGAAAAAGTAGATAAGAAATTTGAATTAGTATATAACAGTATGATTGAAGAAAGAGTAGATAACTATATAAGAGAAGTTATAGAAGATAATGAGCAAAGAAGATATGCGGGTATGCAAAGAACAGAAGCACAAGGGGATGTGTTTGATAGTGATGATACATTTCTTCCTCAAGAATATTTTGAAATTATATTATCTTTAGATAACACAGGTACGTCTCCAAAGTATGGTTCTTCTAGTAATATTTTTGAGTCATCTCATTGGGAAGGTGTAAACAATCCAATACTTCATATACGTGCAGACATAAGATATGACAGTAAAAATAATAGAGTACTATTTGTAGAAGAAGTACAGTCAGATTGGGCAGAAAAAATAAGAAAAGGTTATTATCCTGAACTTGCAGCTGCTTTTGTAGAAGACACTCAGTTGTGGACTAAATTAGCTGTAAAAAGAATTATTAGATTAGCTGCAGAACAAGATGTAGATAAAGTAGCTTTTTTAAATTCTGAACAAGCTCTAATCAATCACAATAGGTCAGACAAAGGTGCTGATTACTACAATACAATATTACCTTCAGTAGCACGTAAAACTATAAATAATCTTGAAAACACTAGCAGACAAGAATTAGAGACAATAGTTTTTAAACCTAGATATAAACCAGATAATAAAACTCTTGACTTACTTTTTGAAATTTTTAACACACGTGATTTAAATCCTACTACACAAGAAGAAATAAACAAGTTTTTAGAATTAAGGACTAAGTTAACACGTAAATTAAATGCTATATATCCTACAAAAGGACCAATATCATTTGAATGGGCTTATGGCCTTGCAAAAACATTAAGCGAAGTGACTAACCTAGAGAGAGATTATATACACAGGACTGAATATGAAACAACTCCAGATTTATTAAATCCTGCAACTAGAGATGAAGCAAAAAGAAGTATTAGAAATGAACTCTCACAATATCAACTAACTAAAAATAGAATGGAGGCAGCAGAAAAAAAACTAGCAGCTTTGAAAAGAGAAAATAATTTACTTCGAATCGAAATAAATAGGTTCGAGGCGCTTTTAAATAAGGAAACAGATCCGTTTAAATCAAATGATATGCGCCAAGAATTAAAGAGGTTATACAACGAGCGAGAAAAAATAAGAGATAATAATAGCCGTCTAGTAGATACAGGCATGGAATTAAGAAGAAATTTTGATGCTTATAAATTTGAATTTTTAAGAAACCTTTTAGAAAAAAATATAATAATAAGACCTGAATTAACTAATGAGCACAAAGGGTTTACTTTGACCCCTAGATTAAAAAAAGTAGCTGAAGCAGGCATGCCCTTATTTGCAAAACAAGGTAGTAAAACTAGAAAACAATTAATGCAAGAAATAGAAGATGGTAAAACTAACAAAGAAAAACTAAATGACAAACGTAAGAAAGTAGGAAAGAAAACTGATGACCCTGCAGACCCATTTTATAAAAGTAATAAAACTTTAGGAGAAAAAGTTCGAGGTTTTCAAAATGGTGTATTTGGATATGACATAGGTCTTTATAATAAATTAAAAGATGAAATAGTAAGAGTAAGTAAAAGCAAGTCTGTTCAAGAGTCAAAAAAATTCATAGAGGATACCTTAGCAAAAATAAGTATAGCTCAAGCAGTTCATGCAGAAACATTAGCAGGAGCATTTAAACAGTTAGGGGGTATAGTTTTTAACCCAACTATTGAAAAATTTGAAATAATACAAGACGCAAATAACTTAAAATCAATAGAAAAAAAAGTTCGTCAATTTGCTGAAACTAATTTTAAAAAAGGTTTAGTACTTACACAAGATGATGTAATTGCAGCTGAAAAATTTATCTCTCAAGCTATTACGGCTTTACAATTTAAACGCATTGTAGAAAATAATAAAAAGCTTGAAGCTGATGCTAGACTTTTAGTAAGACAAGGCAAAGAAGCAGAAGCCAAAAAAGTAATGGAAGGTTATATTCTTGTAGACCAAACAGAAGCTCAACTAGATGCTATGACTGACCGTTTTAATCAATACCCAGAACTAAAAGAAATTCAACAATCTTGGATAGGAGTAAAAAACAATGTACTTCAATTTTTATTAGAGAGTGAAGTAATAGACCAAGAACAATTTGATGCATATACTTTAGAAGGAGGCGTAATTAAAAACGATGTCTTTATACCTCTTTATAGGGAGGGACAACCAGATGTACCTAGGTCTGTTAGAAAAGGAACTAAAAGCGGTAAAGGTATATTTGTTCCAAGACGAGGCTCTATTGAACCAGTAGATAATGTATTTTCAAACATGAATATTTTTGTTCAAGCAGGTATTACTCAAGGTATAGCAAATAAAACAGCACTTCAAAAAATAAGAACAGCTCAAGAAGTTCAACTAGAAGATGCTTTAATTGTAAGACCTACTGCAGAAAGAACACCAGGGTTTGAAGAAAACGCAGTAGAAGTAAGTGAAATTGATTCTAATGGTAAACAAAAAAAACAACTGTATGAATATTCCAATGTAATGTATGCAAACGCTACCAACGGGGCTGCAAAAGCTATGGATATGGGGAATGTATTTGCTAATGCGTCTACATTGTTAAGAGACCAAATTGTTTTAAACCCTGTATTTGGAGTAGCTCAAACATTTATACAGGATATGTATAGTGCAATGTATACCTCGGGATTAAGATATGGTTGGCTTATAATTCCTTTAAGAGTATTAAAAGAATTTCCTTTAACTATATTAAATTTAAGTAGCACTCATAATAAATTAAGTAAATTTGGAGCTGTTGGAGGCTATGCATTTAAACAAAATGATAATACTATTGATTCAGATATAAATGCTCCTGGATTTTATAATGCTTTAATAAGAAGATTAAGTCGCATTCCGGGAACTAACCTACCCACAGGTTTAACTCAAGCAGGTGCTATAAGAGTAGGTGATACAAAATTATCTATAGGTGGTCTTTTAAATAGAATTGCTATGGCTTCTGATAACTCTGTAAGACAAGCAGTATATGAACAAGCGTTATTAGAAAACAAAAGTCAAAGAAGAGCCCTTGAAATGGCTTTTGAAATAATTAACTTTAGAAAAACAGGAGACCACAAAATAGTTACTGCTGCAAGACAGTATATTCCTTTCTTTGGAGCTGCTCTACAAGCACTATCTGTACAAGGCAAAGTCATACAAGGACTTGTTAAACAACAATCAGGAGTAACTCCTACTGATTTAAAAGAAGCACGAATAAACTTTTTTATTACTTGGGCTGGAACAGCAGGTATAACTTTGTTGTATAACATATTAATGGACGACGAAGAAGATAAAATAATAGAATCCTTTTCTCCTCAACCTATGTCTAAAGAACTTAAAAAACAACTTAGAGACGTAAGAAAAAACTTTGGTCAACTGGATAACAAAATTAGGGATAGAAGATTTATTATAGGAGATGATGGATTTCATTTAACTCTTCGTCCAGACTTTTTTACTTACATAGGAAAAATAATACCCGAACAAACATACCAAACTATAATTGCAGAAAATCAAGACGCTGCTAAATTTTGGACTAGTATTAAAAGAAATTTAAGAGAGATAGTATCATTAAACTTAATACCTCAATTAGTACGTCCTTTAGTAGATGTGTATTATAACCAAGACAGCAGAACAGGAAGACCAATTATTCCTAGAAGAATGGAAGAACTTACTCCTGAAATGCAGTCTACTCCAGGTACTTCTGAAGCAGCTAAAAAAATAGGGGGTATTATTGGGTACTCTCCTATACTAGTAGATTATTTCTTTAGACAATATACAGGGTACACTGGAGGTTTAGTATCAATGCTATCCGATGCATACTTCTTAGAAGCTGATACCAATCCTCTTAGAAAAAATAGACCTGCTAAAACCACAAGAGATCAAATAGCTTCTTTTCCTGGTATGACTAACTTCTTTTCAAGAGATAAAGATAATAGATTTATGTCTGATTTCTATGAATTAAAAAATAAAACATCTCAAGTTGCTGCTATATTTAACGCTTTAAATAAATCTCCTAACCCTGAAGATGGACTTAAAGCTCAAAAATTTCTTAATGAAGGTAATAATCAAAAACTTTATGATGCAAATCAAAGAATAGAAGTTATACAAAACACACTTACTAAAATAAGACAACGTCGTCAAAATATTTATGACCAACCTGCAAACGCTATGTATGATGGTAGACTAATGACAGATGAATTTAAACGATTATTATTAAAAGATTTAGACCGACAAGAAGTTAATGCTCTTGACACCATACATAATATAAGAGTAGGTATTTATGGGACTAATCCTTTTTATAAAAAAGATACAGAAGAGTCTTTCCCTGGATTTGATATGACTGATTTACTTGATAAAGGTAGCTAACCTATTCTCCAAGCTCTAACACCCAGATGATTATCTTTTGATGTAGCAAACGTTTTAACTTTTATTCCTGCTCTTTTAGCCCCTGACTCTATTGCATATATCATGTGAGAAGTTTTAAGAGTAGGCACAAAAAAACTTTCCCCTATCTCCATACCATCAAAAGGAAAGACCCATTCTATTTCCTCATACAAGTTCAGGGTCTATTTCCTTTATAACATCCTTTGGTAAGGTGTCAGTATTTATAATATAAGCATTAAGATTAAACTCATCTAAACCAGGCTTCCAACCTGATGCCATTTTCTTACGTTTCTCTGTAATGTCTATACCAAGTTCTTTCATATTATGTATAAACACTTTAGGAGATATACTTTCTTCTTCTATCAACCACTTTCTAAATGTAGACTTAACAATACACAGTTCTTTTTTGTCGGTATCAAGTCTAATAAGAAGTTGATTTCTAGGCTCTACAATAACCTTGTTCTCATGTATTTCTAGTATAGAGTTATTGTTCTTAGATATAAATTCTCCAACCAAGGATTGGTAGTTTCTATCGGCACCCTTCTCTACATTATCTCGAATATCTAACATCTCACCTACTACTTTTTTAAATACTCTATCTATATCAATACTTACAATGTTAGCTTGATGCGCTATCTCTCCTGATACCATAGCTACGGAAACTAAATTCTCATAAAATCTGTATGCAGTGTCATCACCAAAGTCTGTTTTAAATTTAGTTACCCAATAGTCTAACTTTTTATCTATCTCACTTCTTTCATACTTTAGTAATGCCTTAATAAACTCTGGACCTGCCCATCCATGATTAGTTAGTAGAGGATTAAACATGTTACGCCCTTCAGCAGGGTTATCTACAAGTATCTGAGGTTTATGTAAGTAAAACTCAATAAGTCTTGCTATCTCACCATTAGGGTCTTTCTTAGTAATAGTTAGTTTATCTATCAAAGAGTGATTAGTAGTAAACATTCCTATGAGTGATGCATTATCTTCGTGTTCTCTTTCAGCATTGATAGATGCTTGCATGCGAAGCTTGGCTTTACCTTGAGATATTTTATGAATAGTTTGGGACAACAATGTCCCATCCATGTTACCTACTTCATCTAATCCCATAGGTATGTTATGTAAACCTAAAAACCTACCTGTTAATGCATTGTTAGTCGTTTCTAATACAGACAAGTGTTTAGGATGCCCCCATATACTTAAAGCTGAATACAAAGCACCCGTCTTGCCTGCACCTGTATCTCCTGTCAAAGATATACTTACCCCTGAAGTAGAAGTGTAAGGCATTAAAGCTGAACCAAAGCCTGCCAACATAACAAAAGCATGCAACTCTAGTCCTGGTTGATTTAACTTATTCATAACTTCTTTCCATTTATTAAAGTCACCACCTCTTTCTAAGTGCCGTGATATGTTATGACATAATGCAGATGTAGGACTACTTACTTCTTCTCCATTTCTTTTTATTTCTATCTCTCCTATAACAAACGCATCTTCGTTAGGAGTCCAACCCATTTGAGTTCTCATTCTTGATGCAGCTTTGTCAGCTTGTAAATATGTACCCCATGCTACTAAGTAATCCATAATAAGTTTCCATTGATTGTTTTTAGGGTTAAATAACACCCCGTTTTTTGATACCAACTTTCGTAGTTCATTACCATCGTATATTATACTAAACGGTATATAAAATTCTGCAGGTTCATCGTGAGGTGGGTCCATCTTCATAAGCATGCAGTTACCTTCATGTGAACTAATAACTCTCTTCAGTGAATAAAAATCATAAGTAGAAACAAGTTGTGTCTTCTGTTCTACTAACTGCCCATTCTCGTCATAGACTGGTGCAGGTTTAAAGTATATACCACCACTCTGACCTCTATAAAATCCCTCTCGTTCTATCTCTGAGGGAAGTCCTTGTAGACTGGTAGTTACCGAAGGTACTCCGTTAGGTAATATTTCTTTTTTAGTTACTATAGGATTTCTAGTAGTAGGAGCAGGAACAAATACTTTGCCTAATACTAAAGGGTTAGTAATCTTCCCTTGATGTGGACACTGTTCGCATACCCCAGGATTAAGATTATCAAAGACAGTGCATGATTGAGGTTTATCTTGTGTTTGATTAGCTTTTCTTTCAGTACCTTCTTTAGTATATCCAGGGTAATCTTGAGATAATCCATGTATCGCTGTGTCTCTATCTATACAATGTTGTGCTATTGATAACCCTGCGTACCACAAAGGTTCTGGTAAAGATGTTCTATTCCTAATGATGTGTCTTATCTGTAAACAACCCTCAGTTGATTCTTCGTCTAAACTTTTAGTAGCTAGTGTATCAAACTTAGAGGAATAGTTATCCACACCGTTAAGTTTACGAGATACTTCTGATAGTTTAGTTTTTACTATCTCTTCTAAAGGCATAACGACTTCGCCTAAAAACTGTTTGAACATACTAAACTGATATACTTGAGTAGTTTGGTCAAGTATTTTAGTAGGGGTTGGGGGGTTAGACTTAAAGTTTAATGTATCTGGGCATCTAAGTATTCGAGCTTTGTCTGCCGTAACGGCAGGGTCAATGTTAAGTCCACTACTTAAACACAACTGTTTAAATTTTTCTGCATAGAGTTTCCACTCTTGCACTGGAACATCTTGGTCAAGCATCCAGTAAGCATGTATACCATTACCGCTATCGACAGTAACTGGCGGTGGTAATTCTTGTGATTGTATAAATTTTTCTAACGCGTCTAACGCTTCCTGTTTACTATCGAAGTCTTTAGTTTCTCCTACGTCTAAATCTACAAAGAAAGACTTAAGGTACTTAGAGTTTTTTCTACTATGTCCATCAAAGCTTGCCATGCCAATAAATACATGATTATCTTCTTTTTTATCTTCTATAGTAGAAACTAACTCCTCTATGGATTCAACAAAGATATGACGCATATGAGCCCCTTCACCCGAGGGTAGAACAGCGACACAATAGGTACCTGATGTAGGTAATAAGTTTTTATAGAAGTCTAGACTCATAAGATAGGTCTAACTTCAGATTCTACAAATACTTTTGCACTAGCTAGATTATCAGCGGGTAATACACCATCTGCTAACCCTTGCTCAATTATATTTATAAATTTTTTTACCTTTATAATATTTCGTTGTCTTATGTCTCCACCTCTAAACCACGTATGCAAAGTCATACGAGATACACCTAATCCTTCAGCTACATATTTAATTGCTAAATTTGCTTTAATACACGCTCTAGCTAATTTAACTCCATCTTTAGATTCATTAGCTTTGTCTAATCCTAATATAAATCTTTCACTTAATGGTCGTGGCATTATTTATTCCTCCATTTATCTACTATTTTTTTAGCATCTTCTGCTTCTTGTGATGTTTTAGTTATTACTTTATCTTCTGTAGTTGCTTCAAACGCTTCAAACTTAACTGCTTCTTTTTCAGTCGTAATGTCTGGTTGATAAACAGTTAACTTAATAGCGTTGTGAGCTGCTTGATTTTCACCTTGGTTTTTCACGGTATCTAAATCATAATCTTCAACTGCATCTACAGGAGAAAATAAAGCTCTTGGTTTTTGAGAGTTAGGGTCAAATTGCATTTTAGTCACAATCCTACCTGCACTTACATTATTATCTGCAAGCATTTGAATGTATGGTTTGAAAGGCCATTTACCTTTTTCTTCTTTTCCAAAACAAGAGTTAGAAGGAAGAACTAATTCTAAAATATCTCCACTTGGGTTATTAGCTAAAACTAAAGCCACTCTCCAAGATATTCTACAAGAAGTTCCTACACCTCCATGGCCAGAGCCTCGCACACTGTGTGGACACGTATGACAAGACTCGGCTTGAGGTCTCCTTACTTCTTCATCTGGTTTATTGGAATTGTTAGACCAACATACAGGACTCACTTTCTTCCCCTCTTCATACGAATCTTCATAATACACCCTAGACGGAGTATGTGCCATCTTGACTATTATTATATTCATGATATAAGAGTCAGCCGTACTTACCTCTTTACCCCCAACTATTTTTCTAAACTTACCTCCTCTCAATGAAATACGTTTAGTCTGATTAGAGAAATTACTCTGTGATACTGCAATAGTATCTTCATCTAATCCTATGTTAGGGTTTTTTTCTAGTATGGCTTTGAGTTTATCCATAAGCTTTTATTTTGCTCCCCACTTACTTACAATGTCGGCAATGTCTTTACTACCGTCATCAGTGGGTTGAGTCTTAACAACTTCTGGTTCAGGTACAACTTCAGCTACTTTTGGTTCAGGTACTATTCCACCTTCTTCAAAAATCTCTGCTGCTGTTTCCTTCTCAGCATGTACATAGCCTGTAGTTTCTTCAAAGCCAAAACGTCCAGCTCCTTCAGACCCTTCGACTAGTGCAATAACTTGTACTGCTCTAAGACGTAAGGCAACACCTGCTCCTACTGTCGGAGTAAAGTACGGAGATACAGAAGCATTTACGCGTACTTCTGAGCCTCCCCATATATTACTTCCTACCATCGTATTACCTTTGGCATCAAAGAGTGCAGGTTTATACATTGCTTTAGATTTGAATTTAAAAATAACATTTCCAGTAGCTTGACCATTATCATCAAGCTCGTCTTGGTATGGGGGATTTGCTGTTTTTAATTCTTTCTTTTTTTGCTTCTTCATTTCAGATTGTAAATTCTCTGAAAAAACTTCATTGATTGTATCAACAATAGGTTTTGCATCATCCTTAGATAATACAAGATTTACTTTATACTCACCTTCTGTTGAAAATTTAGTATCTGGTTTTGATAACCAAGGATACAAAGCTACTCCCGTAGGGGTAGTTACTAAAGTTGGCTGTTGTGCCATAATTATTTCTCCTATTTACTGGTTGGTTTACGTACTACAATATTGAACTCTCTCATGGAACTAATTCCTGGAGGTAGTCCTTCTTCGGTGCGACTAGATAAAAACTCTTTAAAGTTTGATTGGTGTATGCGTTGTTGTAATAACTCTACGGCCTTGTTATCTAACACAAAGTCTTTAAAATTAGTCCAATCAGAACATACATAATTTTCTTTTAAAGTTTTAATAACCGTACCACTTGAAGTCTTGATGCTATCTGCACCTACTTCATTACAAGAGTGAAGCATCACTTGTTCTAATTGAGCAAGCTCGGCTTTTAGCTCTTGGTCTTTTTTTTGAAACTCTCTAGCACGTCTGTCTTTATCGTTTCGAATCGTTATATAAGCATTAACTACTTCATCTAACGGAATCTTATCGTTGTTGACAGGTTGTTCTAGAACTTCTTCTACTGAATCGTTCATGAATCTAACTCCTCGCGATATAAATCAACTAATTTAGTATGCGCATCTACCTTACCTTGTAGCATTGCATACAGCCTTTTTTCAACATCAGAACCTTGTAGATGAACAACTGTCATTTTGTTCTTTTGTCCTACCCTATCCATCCTAGCAATACACTGTAAATAAACCTCTACACTCATAACAGGAGACCAAAACACAACTGTGTCTGCTTTAGTCAATGTCACTCCGTGAGATGCTGATTGTGGTTGTATTACCAAAACTCTAGGTTCATCCTGAGTTTGAAACTTGTTTATGATGCTTGCCCTTTCAGTGGCAGAGACAGCACCATTAATAACTGAATTTGTAATTTTTTTAGAAATAAGAAACTCTGATAAAAATTCTATCGTATGTCTGTAAGGAACAAACAAAAGAATCTTATGGTCAGTATCATCTAATACTTCAAGTAATGCGTTTAGTCTAGGTGAAACATCAAACTTAATAGTCTCATGCTCGTCTGTATAAACTGCACCACCAGAGATTTGTAAAAGTTTATTCATTCCTGCTGCAGCGTTTACTGCGGTAACTGATTCATCTCCTGTAGCTATAATCATTTGAGTCTTTAATTGTTTGTAGTATTTTTCTACTTGTTTAGTCAAAGGTACAACTCTTGTTTGATACATAACTTCAGGTAAATCTAGACACTGATCTTTAGCAAATCTTATAGCAGGTTGTAAAGCTTTAAATACAGAATCTTTTGCATTAGGTCTTGGTAGCCATTTAAATCTAGAGATTTGATACATTACTTTTTCTCTCCACGCAGCTGATAATCTAGGAACTCTATCAGGGCAAATTAACTTACCAAGTCCAAAAGCGTCCATCGGTGATTGTGATGCAGGTGTGCCTGTCATCATCCATATTCTTGTGTTAGGGCTAAGTATTTTATTTAAGGTCTTCCATCTTACTGTAGTGTGAGATTTATATGCGTTGCATTCATCAACTATTATTAAATCAAAGTTTGCTTTTTTTATATCGTCTTTAACAATATTAACTCCATCATAATTAATAATAGTAAAATCATAGTCACCCTCAATAATTGTTTTTCTTTTGTGTGCGGGTCCATAACAAACAACAGCACTTCTATGCATACAAGTATTAAATACATCTCCCTGCCATGCAGAATACATAATAGATAGAGGGCATATAATTAATACTTTCTTAATCTTACCTTGTGTCATTAAATAATCAGCAGCCCACAATGCAGAAGAAGTTTTACCTGTACCAGCTTCATTAAAACAAAAAGCTTTTTCATTGATACTTAAAAATTCTGCGGTAGTAGCTTGATGGTCAAAAGGTTTATATAGACCTGGATATTTGTAGTCTCTACGAATGGGGGAAGGTAAATTATTTTTGAGTCGTACAAGTTTATTTAGTTTAGTCATCTCTTCTAAACCCCAATAAACTAATAGATTGGACACACCGTTTTGTGAATCTAATATTTCACTTTGCTCTATATTATCTATAATTGTGTTACTTAATTCTATAGGCAAAGCAAGTTTAACTGCTTTATCTTTAACTAATTCCATAACTTCCTAACTTAATGTTTCACTTAACTGGATAACTACTATACACCCTAAACTAAAAATAGGTCAAGTTTTTTTTCTTTTTTTCTTAACTATTTTCTTTTTTCTTTCTCTAGTGCTTGTTTCTGATACTAATTTTCTTGCAGAGTTTCTTTTAAATGAACGATTTTTAGATTTAGATTGTACAGTTACTCCGTGTGAATTCTTTCCACCTTTAGATAAGGCTCTTTTATGAGCAATGTCTTTTCCTTCTCTTTTATCTGCTTTACCATTACCATTTTTATCTGGACTTGTTGCGTCCATTTTTCTACGAGCTCTAGCTCTAGTTGCTCTAGCTTTTTTCTCGTTACGTTTTTTTTCTAATTCCCATTCTCTTTTGTAAGGTCTGGGACTTTTTGTATATGCCATTTTTAGCTACCTTTTTACACCATCGTATAAATTCTCTGACTGTTAAGTCATGTCTAAAAGAGTTTACCGCTCTGCAAACTAATTGAACGTTCTCTATATTATACTCTCCTCCTGCAATTATTCTATCTATACTTGCGTTAGTTTTTATGTATAATCCTCTTACTTTTTTGCAAGTTAGTCTTTCACCTGACAATGCACATTTTCCATTTTGTCTATATAAAAGTTCAACTAACTGTTCAGCAGTAAGGTCACCTTTTTTCTTTGATAATAAATGTTTAAAATATAAATTCCAATTACCTGACAGTCTTATATATTTTTTATTTGCTTTATTAATTTTTCCACATTGAGCTGAACAACATAAGTATTTAGGGTGGTGAGTCATAAACTCTTTACTACATACTATGCAGTTAACTTTATACATTAGGTTGGAAAAAATTTAGGTCGATGAAATTCACAACTATCTACTGAACACCATCCACACAAAGGAGTAGGATTAGCATCCCATTGATTATAATCATAACTTGTCTCTAATCTTTTTAAAGGTTGTTCAAAAGATTTCCATAATTTATCTATATCTTTTCTATGGTATTCTTCTGTCAAGAAACTATTTTTTAATACAAATAATAATCCAGCTTTTATTTTAACCACTTCAGGCATATGAGTAAATAACATTATAGCCATTAATTTTAATTGTTTAGGGTCAGGATATTTATTACTACCTGTTTTGTAATCTACTATATATGCATCAGAACCATCAACAATAACTAAATCTGCTATACCTCTAACCCATCTATTTTTATCATTAAAATCGCAGGGTTCTTTATTGTATGTCAATGCCATTTCATATTCACACAACTTATCTCCTTTTATTGCTATCAAAGAGTCTACCATTCCTTTAAAACGTTGATAATTTTTAGCTAGTTTAACACCATCTCTTACATAGTTTTCTAATGCTGCGTGTACTTCTTTACCATATATCATGGCTTCATTTTCTTTTACCGTATAATTTTTAAGTACCCGTATTTCATGGTACTGTTTTGGACAATTTTGATATTGTTTGAGTGATGAGTAACTCCACGTAAAGTCTGCCATATTAATACTTTACAGTGCCTGTTCTCATATCTATAGATTTAATTAATGTATCTTTAGGAAGATTTATGTACTCTTGAAGTAAACATTTAGAAGCTTTAGCATCAGGTCGATGAAGTGACATCCACAAATGAGCAATCTTGCACGACTCAAAGTTACCCTGATACTCCCATTTATCCACCGTAGAGCTAGTGCTAATAACTAATACAAATGCAAATTCAATCATTACCAAAATACCTCCAAGTCTCCGTTGCGTCTTACAGTATGTCCTTGTAATGTAATTCTATACTCATTAGGTATATATTCTTTTAGCCCTGCTATACGATGTACAGTCTCACCATTATGTATAACTAAGTTTCTTTCATTATACTCTAGGTACTGTGGTAAATGAAACTGATCTATATAATCCATACCTCCTCCTGATACAGGAAGTCTTATCGGTAATGTAAAAGCATATGTATCTTGACCCTCTAACTCTAAAGTTGCATGTGGATAATCCTGATGCCACTTTCCTGCTATAGATAAAAATTTAGAATCAGAAGGAAAAATATGAAATCCAGGTAATGCTAAATCATGGGCTAGATAAAGTTCCTCATTAAATACTTGCTTTAAAACCTTTAACATTTCTTCATAAAGCTCTTCAAATTCACCTAGTAATATATCATTTTGCCATCGAGAGTCTTTGTAATATGCATCGGTTTTACCATCAAGATAAGCACTGCGGCCTAAAGTAAAGAATGGATATTCAGTTGACCTCGAAATCCATATCTCTCTTAAACTTAATACTTTATTAACTATATCAAAAGTATCTATGTCTGTAGGTATTGATGTAAATCCTAAATCAGGCGAATCTTCCCATTCAATTTCTATATCCATCAGTTACTCCATTTAGCTTGCCCTAAAATGTGTTTAATAACATCTACTGTCCATCCATTACCTAACATCTTGTATCGCTGTGTATTAGATACTCCCTCGGTATAGTTATCTGGGACAGTTTGTAAGCGCTCACACTCAACACACGTTAATTTTCTGTAAGTTGGGTGTTCATATCTCATGTAATCATAGTTAGCAGCAGTCAAACAATTACTTTTATCTTTCATATTTCTACCACGTCGTGTTTTACTTGAAGGAAAAGTTGCATCAAAACAATCTCCATCTTTTATTTCTGTGTATCCTTTTTTAGTTGCCTCTGCAATAACTAACACATTATCTTTCTGTACTGTAGTTAATGAATTAGTTTTCTCATCAGGTCTCATTTCTAATTGTTGTTTTATAGAACCATCCTCTTCATATCTTCCTCTTATTGCTCCTCCGACTATAAGCATATTTCCATTGCCTGCAGTCCCACCACTTTGAGCAGTAAGAGAGATTCCTTTTCCCTCAGGTGAATATATTCTATCTCCTTGTCCACCTTTGTTAACTGTTCCTACTTGTACAGAACCCAACATAACAAGCTGTCTTCTAGATTTAGTTTTATATTGTTTCCAATTAGCACCTTTATAATAATTAGCGTCTAAGCAATATGATTTATCTCTGTCAACACTTGGTATTTGATATAAGCCTGTTTTTCCACCTTGTCCACCACCATTAGCCATTAATGATTGTGATTTGTCATCAGTAGAATAAATGCGTGTTGCTTGTGCGGGTTTATTTCCTACGTACCCAACACAACCTTTTTCTTTACCATTTAATTTTACATATGGTTCGGTGTATTCATTTTCTGTTTCATATTGCAATATATCTTTTAATAAAATATTTTTATCTTCAGGCTGCGTTATGTTAGGGATGTTAGTCCAGTACAATCTGACTCTGTTCTGTGCAGACAGTAGTGAACTATTTATCATGATAGGTTCTACACCTAAATCTTTAGTGATGATTGCTTGGAATTCTTTCTTCATCCTTACGTTTTCTAGTAAAAAGTATTTAGGTTTAGTCTCTTTAAGTAATCTAACAAACTCAAAATACAATGCACTACGAGGGTCTTTGAAGTTTAGCTGCTTGCCCGCAAAAGAAAATCCTTGGCAAGGTGAGCCCCCTATCATAAGGTCTATCTTATCTAACTTTGTACCATCAACTTTAGTTACATCACCTATGTGTATGGTATTAGGATAGTTTTTCTTAGCAATTTCCATTGCATATTTATCTACTTCAGAAGCATAGTATTTATTTACTTTTACTCCTAGTCTATCTAATGTTATTTGACCACAACTCATTCCATCAAATAGGCTTAACACATTTATCTTAGCAGTCTCCATAGTTTTTAGCATACGCTCCTTCGCAAGTTATCGGACAATCTTTAGCCCAGTCTGGCGGCTTAGACATTTCTTCCATTATATAATTTAAAGCTTCATCCTTTTCTTTCTCTGATGCTACACATACAATAGCGTCATGTACTGTTAACACAGGTCTATATTTGTGGCTGATAGCGACCATCTGCTCACCAATAATAATGCGAGCCAATGCTTGAACCACATTCTCAACTATTGAACCTCCCCATGTACCTACCTTACCTCTCCTACTTTTATATACATATCCTCCCTTTAATTCAGAGGTGTCCCACTCTAGTTCAGGATAATATATGTATAACCCATTAGGTAACTTTAATCCTTTAGGTGTAACTAATACTGCTTCTTTTTGTCCTATATAATATTCAGGTTTATCTTCAGGCCATGACGCAATGTCTGCCAAAGCACCATCACAATCTCGCCACAGCTGAACTACTTTATCGTTTAACTCTCTGTATAAATTAACTAATCGTTGACACTCAGTCTCGGATAAATCTGCACCTCCAAGTTTTAGTACGTTCTGCAGCTTCATCGCACCTGTGCCATACCCTAATCCGAGAATACAAGTCTTACCAACAAACCTTTCTATCTTATCTGCTTTAGTTAACTTACGGTTGTATACCTTACTCGCAAACTCTAGGTAAACATCTCGCCCTTCTCTAAACCATTGAGTAACATCTTCTTGCCCTGCTAACCAAACTAATACTCGTGCCTCTATCTGTGAACTATCTACATTCATAATAACACTATCATCTGGTGGGATCAAGGCTTGCTTCAACGCTTTCTTCTTTGCATCTCTTGATGGTAAGTTTTGAAAGTTAACTTTGTCTGAACCTGACCAACGCCCCGTGTGTGCTCCATAATATTTTAAAGGAATAGGTAACATGCCTTTATTCCTAGCACCAATGCCTATAAAACGTTCTATTCTTGATTCTTCTATAGTAGATTTTGTACCAAGACGTACGGCACAAAGGTCTTGAATGAAAGGGTCTTCATGTTGTTGTAAATTAATAAACCCTTCATCTGTTTTAGCTAAAGCATACGTTTGTTTACCTGTTACAGGAGATTCTTTTAAAGGTGTGTTTACTCCCAACTCTTCTAACAACTCAGCAAACTGATTATTACTTGCTAATTTCTTTCTAACTTCTTCCTCACTATCACATTTAAGTTTTGCTTTTAACCCTGATAGTAACCCTTCTTTTTCTTTTTTTACTTCATCAAGTCTTTCTAATAATAATGCATCATCAACTTGTAATAAAGGTTGAGTAAACATTCTTATAGTTAAATCAATAAGTTTTAATTCTCCAGGAGGAAAGTTTTGTATGATTATATTAAATAAACTATAGGTTAACTCCGTATCGTTTTTACAGTATTCACCATACCTATGAAGTTCATAAGGTTGAAAGTCCTCTAATCGTTTACCTTTCGCATCGAGAACTTCTGTTCCTTTTGCCCCCAGATTATAACGTTCAGCTAATGCTTTAAGTGAGCCGCCCGCATTTGTTCCGTGCAATGCTCTAGCAATACAAAGAGTATCAAAATAAACTTTAGGTATTATATTAAATACCCATGCTAAGATAGCCCCATCAAACATCATATTGTGACACACTAACGAGGCCCTATCCCAGGCAATAGTGTTTAGCACATCTTGAAGTTCCTCTCGTGTTCCTGTATACCACTTTGTCTTACTATCATTAATCTTTATAGATAGACCTATGACTTGGAACATAGGAGATTTTATATATTCTTCTGTAGTTAACTTATTAAGACCATAGCCTGTATCATAAAATGTTTCAAAATCAATCGTTATTAGATTCAAGTTTTTCCTTTCGTTTTTGATTTTTACACAACCCTTTTAAATCTCTTGTATGTGTACACCACCACTTTTTATAAAAAAATTTCGCAGGGCTTCCACATACATGACACACTCTTTTAGTTTTATTATAGTTTGTTGGCATAAAGCATATGCTCGTCTCGACACTCAGCTGAACACCATCGTCTTTTATCTTTTACAGGTTTACTACACCAAATACACTTCCCACTATCATTTTCCTCAACAGATATATCAACGCTTTTTAATGTGGCATCTAACTGTTTCTGTACCTCATCGTTGGCTATATCTATTTCATCAGACATTAATATATTCCTTTACCCCACGGAGTAGATTTTATTCTTTGTTTATCTGTCATTTTAGGTGGTAGTTTTAACAGTCCATCTTTTTCCCATCTTTCCAATATTGAAACTGCACACCCTGCATACTGAGCTACTCGTGCTCTCGGTGCTTTGGGTTTTAACGTCATATAATCTTTCGCTCTTCGTAACATTGTTTCTTTGTCTTCCTTTGAATATGGCACTCACTATCCTTTCATTATAAATTACTCACTATCACAAGGTAGGTAGAAACTGGCGACGCACGTAGCTTCAGTCGTCGCAATGTCCACCTACACAAAACTTACCATTTAATATCTCTTGTGCTAAATCATCACTTACTACTTTACGTTCAGCATCATCAATATGTTTTTCTACTTCTTTTAATTCATCTGATTTTAATAATATATCAATCTCATCTATGATAGCTTGAGCATCGTCTGCATGAGTATCACCTATTGCGTGTTCATTAAGCACTTTGATATGACCAGATAAAAGACTTCTAACTCTTTTAAATAAATCTGCACTCATCTGATTTCCTTATATATTGTTTTTGTTAGTAGTAATAAAACACTCTAGCATATCAATATTTGATTCGTCAATAACCAATGCTTGCCCTTTGGCGTGGCTAATATCATTGAGATGTTTCTTCTGTAAAGCAGTAGGTTTATTACCACCACTCTTACACTCTATTCCTATAAATCTGCCGCAATAACATACTAATATATCAGGCACTCCACTTGCACCATAACCACCTGTCGATGGCATACAATAATAACAATTTAATTTTTTTAATATCGCCTTCACTTTCATTTTAACTTTCTTCTCGTTTGCCACTTTCTATTTCCTTTAACTGTTTGTCGGTCATCACTATTATATAAGTGTCAGTATAAACCCTCCACCCTATATCTTGGAAGTCAGATTCACCATCATCTAGATACTGGTGATGCACGTAGAAATCAGCTTCAGAATAGTTTTCTAGCCAAAATTTTATTGGAGTGCTTATGGCATTTATCATGGTAAGTTTTAAATGTAGCCATGCAGGTAAGTCTTCAGAAGAAATAAATCTTGTAGTGTTTAAGTTAATATAAATTTTGTAGCGTGGGAATTGTCGAAGGGTGTCGACGGAATCGATTTGCATCAAAACCATACGACACCCTTCATTATTACTATTGAAGTGAGTAACAGGAGAAAGTTTTACATCTTCTCCTCCAATACTTGAGTTTCTGTCTCTGTAGTGCATTCATCACCTTTTGCAATTAGCAACCAATATATAGAGAACGGATTAGATGATTGTTGTTCACTATAAATTTTTGCTTTGTATAAAACACCCAACTCTTCAATCCAAGTTAGATAGCTACTGTTAATCCAATACTCGTCAATAATCTGAAAAGAATAGTTATCATTTTCTTTCTCTTCCAAAGTAATTTTAAGCATTGTGAGTATAGAGTGTATATCATCATAAGACTTATAATCTTCTATACCTTGAATGACTTCTGTATCTTGTAGTTTCCAATACTGTCTATCACCATGCTTATCATATTTTTCATCATGTACATAAGTACCTGCTATCACAGTTTCAGTACAAGCGTTTATACCAAAAGCATAAAATCCATTCTTTGTTTCAGAGTCCACTATTTCTTTAGCAGACTCATAAGTCTCGCATAATTTTTTACCTTTGTCTATAAACTCATTAAAGAATTTATCAAATTCGTGAGCTATAGGTTTTTTATCTCCATACACATTATCAATAAGTGCAAGCATAGAGTCTCTTCCCTCATAACTATCAAGTAAAGATTTTTGATGAGATTTAGATTTATCGTGCATACTTGTAAGAGCTTTACCATCAACTTGATAATGACCTTTAGTAGTCGTTGCATCTATCAGGTGGTCATAAGCACTTGCAAAGTTAATATCTTTCTTATGGATAGTTTTAATTATCTGAGATATTTTTACAGAAGATATTGTTTTCCTGTCCCAAGAGTTTCTACCTCTCTCTTTGACTGTTGCTCTGTAATGAAAAGAATACCTGTCATTTGGTGTATCATAAAATACTAATGCAGTAGGTAGACCTCGATGACTTACCATAAAACAATCCATGATATTACAATTGTTTACGCTTGATTCTGATGGATTATTCACACCATATCTATATTGATATTTACCATCATATTCGTGCGATGATATTGGTTGTACAGAACTTACCTTAAGTTCAAAGACTAGATAGAGTTCTTGTATCAGAGGATAAACTTTTGCATTTTTTATCTGTTCCTCCAACTCTTTAGTATATAGTTCTGGTTCAATACAATCTTTTATATTCATAGTTTTTCCTTATAGTTTAATTTATACATTGTCCCAAGACACTGCTGCGTGACCAGGACGGCTTGTAAAGTCTCTCTCTTTGTTTTGAGTAACAACCCACAAAGTCGGTGTTGGTATATCCCAACTTATCTCATCTTCACTTTCCACATAACCATCAGTAAATACAATGATAGCTTCAGGCTTTATGTTGTGTTCGACTAGATACTTACTTACGCATGACACCCTAGTACCCCCACCCCCATCAGGTTTAAGTAAGTCTCGAATTTGTTGGTAGTCACCTTTGTTAAACACTTGCTCTTTGGCAACTTCATAGTCCCACCAAAGCACTCGTATTTTTTCAGGAGTTACTGTATCGCATATAGATACAATCTCGCTACCAAACTCTGCCAACTCTTTCTCTCCAATAGACGCACTCGTATCAATAGCAAGTACCAACTCCCCAATCGTTTCGTTCTCCATAGATGGTAGGTACAGGTCGTTTGCCATCATGCGTTTGTTAAACTTACGCCATGTATACTCATCGCTACCCCTGATTGCCGATTGTATAAAATCTCTCAAGACATCTCGCCAATCAATCTTAGGTTCAAACAACTCTTCAATGGCTCTTGGTATTTTGTTACCAAACTTCCCTGCAAAAATAGCACCCTCTTTCAAAGCATTCTCAACTTTTTGTTTTATCTCTTTGAGTTCTTTAGGAGTTTTTTTGGTGTCTGCAAAGTTATGTTCGTCTAGAGTCTTTAAACTATCAGACGAAACTCCTTTACCCGTAGAAGTGTTGCCGTTCGATCTTGCGTCAGAATTGTCGACACCTTTCGACAACTGTTGTTCAAGGTCATCATACACTTCCTTGACACTCCAATTGTGATACTTGTCTTCATACAATCCACCCTTCGGCAGCGTACATAAGTTCTTGTCTTTGAGATGGACAATGACATCGTTGACAACATAATCTGCACAAGCATTCATAAGCATAGGGTTCGCTTGAAACAATGTTTTGAATCTGTCAACATGATTGAGTGCAATGTGTAAGTTCTCATGTAATACCAATGCTCTCAACTCAGAGTCATTTAGTGACTCAATAAACTTTCTACCATAGTATTTATTGATACCATCTGTATACGCTGTTGGTATGTCATCTTTAACTTCTGATTTACCCATCATGATAATGCCTGAATACAAGGCAGTCTCTTGATGTTTCATCAAGGCCACGTGTGCTCTCTTGAGTCTTTGGCTCTCGTTGTAATTCTTCATAGTTTTCTCCTAGAATAAGTAATGATTTTCTTTTGCCCACTTTGCAATCTCAGGATTATTCCTTGCTATCTTTACAGTCTTAGAGTTTAGTGTAATCATAGAAAAGAAAACGGCTTGCATCTCATTACTTTCTATACGATTGAGATACTTCATAAAGGAAGTTAGTGTAGCCGAGTTATCCATCTTGTCCACTGCTTGGAACATAAGCATCAACTGAGCAGATTTCTGTTCAGGTATCTTTGCCGACATAGGACTTGTAATAATATCTGTAAAGACTGGAAGGTCTTTCTCTAGTCTCAAGAATGCACTGAAATCAACACTTGCACTTTGTCCAATCGTACCACTCAATGCACACATGGTAGCGTTATCCCCTAGCTTTTCATGGTTCTCAACAATCACCGAACACTTATCCAACGAACGAGGCGAGACAAACGACAACTGTTGTTTCTTTGGATTGAATATGTAAGGATTGTTTTCTTGTCCTTCATCGAGATAACTCGCCAAACATCTAGGGAACGTATGCACAAAGGCTCGGACTAGATGAGACACACTATTTTCAGTCGCCCATACAAGCCATTCATCAACACTAGGTTTTTCCATTCGCATAATACAAACTCTATTTCCTGAGTGAGCTAGCATACCATCACCTACTCCGTCTGATTGATTGTTAGAAGTACCAAATACTATTGAGCCTTCAGGCAATGGTGTATCACCAATAGTTCTTTCAAGCATAAGTCTAGTAAACATAACTTGTAACAACTTAGGTGCTTTCATAAACTCATCAAGTAGTATCACCTTAGGTTTGTTACTATCAAGTTTAAAGATAGTACCTACATAATGTTCTAGTGATTTAGTATCATGATTAGGTATGGTCATAGCTATGTCAGACATATCTTTGACAGGACAATCTACATAGATGTAGTCATACTTATCTCCCAAATCTGACTCCAACATTTTTAGCAATGAAGTTTTGCCGCACCCAGGTTCGCTTTGTATAATCGGTGTAATGGTTGTACCGATTGTTGGTATGATATTTCGTAGTTCTTTAATTGTTACTTTCATAGTTTTTCTCCGTAGTTAATTAAATTTAGATAGTATGTCATCTAGGTCAGTCTTTACTTTCTCTCTTACTGCGTCACTATCTCTCAATAGTTCCGTTGATACACCCGTGAGGGTTGTCTCAAGTTCATTGACAACTTGAGTTAGCTTTACGCTTTTCTCATTGTCAATAGGCTTGAAGTTCTTAATCGTATTAGCTAGTGCTTTTGCTCGATTAAATGTAGTGTCATAGATAGGACGTTTCTTAAAGATAGGGTTACCCTCTTTGTCTTTACCCTCATTGACACCACAACAATGACTCAGACTTTCTAGTACATCTGTAATTCTAGTAGTCTGTTCATCAATTACTTTATGCACTATCTCATCTGCTTGGTCTTGGTATTGAGACTTCAAATCATTCGCAATATCCTCTGACACTTGACATCTGAAATCATGACTAGGTACTTCTGCTACATATAATTTCATACCGAACTTTTGTCGAAGCGTGTCGACATCAGGATAATCATTACTATCAAACATATCCCCTTGCTTGAATGCCATGTCAGACACTAGGTTCTGGTAGTTAGTTAGGAAGTCTTCTACGGCAGTATTAAACTCACTCTCAAACTCATGATATTCTTTTTTAAACTTCTCAATATCAATAGTCGGTAGTAAATCTTGTGAGTTATTCCAACGATATGTACTTGTCTTTGCCCACTTGTAGATCAACTGACGTAGCTTTATTATCCTGTGATGTTTAGGGTTCTTAGCAAACAGATACTTGGTAAACATACCCATACCTGACTCTGCTTTTTTCATTGTAGTAACCTCATCTGAGATTCCCTTGTCTTGTTTGGTTGCCGTCCATACATTGACATCAACTGATACCAATACACTTGACGTAGCCAAAGACACAATGTGTTTCGGTTGTTCTAGTTCAAAGTTCATCATTACTTACCTCCTCTTGTTTAGGTTTTGTCGATACGTTTCGACGATGTCTGTCTGCAGTATCAAAGTTTGTACTTTCTATTTGATAATATGAAACAACTCTAGCTAACTCATACCCTTCGTTCTCATACCTAGTCTCGACATCACCCTCTTCCTCGCCAATTCTTATGTATGCCGCATGAATATAATCTTCATAATCCTTACCAATCATATCCATGAGAGCCGTGAAAGATTGTACCTCATCAAAACTGTCATACCACTTGACATTATCAAACTCTATGAGGATAGCATTGTTATCACTATCCATTCCCCCTCTCCACCACAAGTCTGATTCTTTCATAGCTTCGTACTCACCCGATTGGTCAATCATAGACATTGCATGTTGCGTGGTCGGACAGTTCCTCGCTTCGGCTAGAAATATAAACCACTTTTCTAGACTTTCCTCGTTGCGAGTAGGTTGTATTGCATAAATTACTTCGCTTCTATATCCCATTACTTTTTACCTCCTTTATCATCTAAGTTAATACAGAACATCGGTGGTTCTACTTTCACAAACACTCTACTGTTCGGACTTATAGATTCTAGTAGAAACCCTTTCTTTGCATGGCAGTGATACATTTTCTTAGGTTCAACCTGCAACATTATGTAAGTTAATGCCACTATCCATGCTACTGCTACACCAATCAAAAACGGTGGTAGATACTTAATCATTTTACTAACCCTCCTTTGTTGTTGATACCTTTCAATAAGCTCAAGTCAGTAATCAACATATAGTTCGACTTGTGCATAGGCACGACAGTATGTTTTTTACTCTGGGCAACTTTGTCGCCACAAGATAAACACACATCGTAGCCTATCGCTTTGCGTTTGATACTGTATTCAACACCACATGATTTGCATATAGGTTTGATTTTCATGAGCCAACTACCTCCTGTCGATACGCTTCGACAATCTTTGCTTTGGAAAACAAAAAGTCAACCATAGAACCTTGGCGAACTAATAGCTTCATGTCATTAGTATCCAACCATGTTTCGACAGGCTGCGTAGGCCTCGCTTGGGATTGGTGTTTAGATGTTGTAACACTATATTTATCTTTGTTACCGAACCACATAGTAGCATTTCGGTCATAGATATACATTGGGAAGTGATACCCGTACGAATACACAATGTATAGATGGATATGATTTTCAGAAAATGTATTAGCACCATTGAAAAGTCTTAGTCCATCAACGTATTCTGCAGCATCACAATTGTTGATTTTAGGTATACTCATATCAATATCTCCCTTACTAGATAGCCGAGGATAAATCCAATAGCTAGTCCGAGAAGATACCAATTGCGTTTCTTACGACGTACTTCAAATGTCTCATAACTCATAATAAACTCCTGTACTGATTAACTGAATATGTCGAAACGTGTCGACAAAACTTACGTAACTAAAAGTGATAAAGATGTAGACATAACGGAAAACTAGATGTAATGGCTAAGTCTCTATCACTATATATATTATCTCATAACTTGACATATAAGTCAATAGATACACCATTTAGTAAGTAAGATATTGACGTTGGTCTAACCCACGTAGTTACATATTGTTAGTCGGTGGACTCCCATCCCTGCTACGTAAGTATTTGTTTTCACTGACATAATACAAAAAGTTCACGGTTCTGTTTAGCCCTAAGTTTACTAATGTGAACTGGAACTGGACATATAGTAATATGTAAAGAGTTAGTAAGTCCCTGATGCTACAGGTAAGTTCTAAAGTTTCTATACTTATTATTATATTATTACTTTACTATCTACTACTGGTAGTTCCTAAGTTCCGTGTTTTTTTAAGGTTGTATCCTCGGTGCTATAAATTATTTCACCGCGTAATCGGTACTAACGATTACTTAAATATCAAAAACCATTCACTATCATACAAAACATGGAACTATGGAACTATCCAAGTTAATCAAACACTTAACATGGAACTTTCATAGGAACCACGTGCGATCAAAACGGAACTTAGCTGCAACGTCCCGGAACCCTCACTAACTATCAAAGATATAGCCACGTAGAAACTGGTCATCCCAAGTGGGTACGCTTTACATATTTTTAAGTTTACATATTGTCGAAGCGTGTCGACAAAACTCACCATCACACGCAAGGCCAAGAAACTGGTTAAAAACTGGCGACCCACGCAAGGCCAGAAATAATCTCACCATCACAGAAACTGGTGACAAATTGATCCACGTGGGCAAAACGGCAGCACAAAAAAAAGCCCACCGAAGTGGGCTTCAAGTTCCTAGAAAAGTTTATGAAAGTTTTTTCAAGTCTGCTATAAATTTCTTAGCAAGAGCTTCAAATTTATCAACGTCAATCATATCATTTTTATCATTGATACATTTTCTATTGAGACTTCCTGAGTAAGGCATATCAGGGGAACACCTATCAGGCTCGCCTAAAATATTCCATGCACAAGTCTCAACAAAATCTCTATCGGCTTTTGGTTTAGTTTCTGTCTCATCTTGAGTATCAAGAGCCTTAGCTTGATTTTGCCAATACTTGATTCTTTTTGCCCAAACATCTTTTCTGAATTTTCGGTTAATTTCTGAGACTACTTTTTTAACTGCCTTTAGTTTGCTACTAGGTTTAGTATTTGAAACCATAGTGTCAATGGTAAGATGAAAAAGTTTAGAAGTATCCTCTAATTTTTCTGCGTGTTTTTTGTCGACACGCTTCGACAATCCGTCAACCTCTTGATAATATCCGAGAGGGGATTTTTTTATCAAAGATAATTCATTAATCCATTCAATAGCAATTTGTCGCATGGTAACATCTATGAATTCAAGAGGAAGTGTCATTGGTGTTGCTTCATACCACTTGCCCTCTATTAGATTATCGTTCCATTCTTCAAAGATGCTACCTCTTTCTCCATCTGTAGAAACTAACGTTCCTGTTTGTGCTACTAAGTCTTTTGCTTCAATGTTACCAAGTGCTAGGTTTACTGCTTTTTTAGTAGTATTCATAATGAATCCTTATATAGTTTTTAAAGTATGACAAAGCGTTTTTCTCTTTACCATAGTATATATTATACTCTCATAATTGGTTATTACAATAGATACGCCAAATATATTTTCACTATCACAGGTAGCAAAACTGGCGATTTTCCCTTTATAATCAAAGACTTACTTTACATATCGTCGACACGCTTCGACGAATCCCACGCAGAAAAACCCCACTCCCCCCCACCCCACGCAAATAATTTTAGGAGTCTCACAGTCACTATTACACTGTGCAACACATAAATAATCCTAGTAATTTCAAATACCTACCCCCTTACTTTACAAATAGCTAAACAAAAAAAATTTCTACAAAAAATTCTCAAAACCCTGAATGAGTCTCAGTACCACATGAACAAAGGAATCCCGCTAGAATACGACTATGGAAAATATATCTTTATACATAGTGTTCTTATTAATGCTGTTTGGTTATTGCCTTGGGTTAGTTTATTAGTTATACTTCGGTCATAGCTGCAAATAAAACCAAAGGTGTAACAGCAAACACATGCAAGAACAAAACTCAGACAACAAAGTTATGGTGCCTCACATAGAGGAGGACATTGCATTACCTAAGAATGCACGTGAAGCTTTACCTGAAATGACTCCTGAAGAAGAACTTAGTATGCGGTCGAACACCGTCAAGCTTATCTCGGATTTAGCTGGGGAAAACATAGAGCCCACTAAAGAAAACATGGAAGAAGCTGAAGAGGTGGCAAAATCCATGATGAAAAATCCTGAGTTAAAACCTGATTTCGGCACTTACCCTAACGAAACGATAGCCTACCTTGCCGGCATGGTCTCGCAGACTAGCCATATGGTGGCTAAAGATTTGGCAGATATAAAGTTATCGGTACTTAATGGGCTACTTCAAGAAGCGTCGCTAGCTAAGAGTTCTCGAGAACGCATATCAGCATGGAAAGCAATTGGTGAAGTAGATGGGGTAGACGCATTTAAAAAGAAAACAGAGATTACACACATTAATAAGTCAGGGGAAGAACTTGAGAAAGAGTTACTACAGACTATTGAAGAGTTAAAAGGCAAAGTTATTGAAGGTGACCATGAGATAGTAGACGATGATTAGTCCTCAAGACTTAGACCTACTACAAAAAGCATTACCACATATGTCTGAAAGTGACAGGAAAAAGAATTTATTATTACTACAACAATACAAGAAAGAACTTACACAGAAAAAGGGGAAGGCACAATTTTTAGATTTTATAAAACACGTATATCCAGACTACAAAGTAGGAGCACATCATGCCAAGCTTGCTAAACTCTTTGAAGAAATCGCTCAGGGCAAACGCAAAAGAGTTATCGTTAACATTGCCCCTCGACATGGAAAGTCGGAGCTTATTTCCTATCTGGCGCCAGCCTGGTATTTGGGCAATCATCCTGCTAAAAAAGTTATCATGGCATCTCACACTGCTGATCTTGCGGTTAATTTTGGTCGTCGAGTCCGAAATCTTGTGGGTTCAGACCCGTATAAGGACATCTTCCCTGACATCAGTCTACAAGCGGATAGTAAATCTGCCTCGAGGTGGGGTACTAATTTTAATGGTGAGTATTTTGCTATTGGTGTTGGCGGTGCTCTTGCTGGTAGAGGTGCTGACCTTTTTATAATCGATGACCCACACTCTGAACAAGACGCAAAGCTGGGTAAAGGAGATGTTTTTCTTCCTGCTTGGGAGTGGTTTCAGTCTGGACCTTTGCAAAGGCTTATGCCTGGGGGGGCTATTATTGTGGTTATGACTCGATGGTCTAAATTAGACCTGACAGGACAGATAGTTAACCAAATGATAAAGAATGATGACGTGGATGACTGGGAAATAGTAGAGTTTCCAGCTATTTTAGAAGATAAACGTGGAGAAGAAGTACCGTTATGGCCAGAGTTCTGGCCCATAGAAGAATTACAGGCTAGACGAGCAGCTTTGGATGTAAGATATTGGAACGCTCAGTACTTACAAAACCCAACATCGGAAGAAGGTGCGTTAATTAAGCGAGAATGGTGGGAAATATGGGAAGAAGAAGAGCCACCAGCTTGTGAATTTATAATAATGACACTTGATGCTGCACAAGAAGCTAATAATAGAGCCGATTACAACGCATTAACTACTTGGGGTGTCTTTTTTAACGAAGAAACTAATAATTATAATATAATACTATTAAACGCAATAAAAGAACGGCTAGAATTTCCAGAATTAAAAGAACTTTGTATAGAAGAATATAAAGAACAAGAACCTGACGCTTTTATTGTAGAGAAAAAGTCAAACGGTGCTGCACTTTACCAAGAGTTTAGACGTATGGGTATACCTGTAGGAGAGTTTACCCCTGGAAAAGGACAAGACAAGATAAGTAGAGTAAATGCAGTGTCAGATTTGTTTAGTTCAGGCATAGTTTGGGCTCCAGATAGACGATGGGCTAAAGAAGTTATAGAAGAATGTAATGATTTTCCGTCGGGGGCTAATGATGACTTGGTGGATGCAACAACTCTAGCACTTGCTAGGTTTAGGCAGGGTGGATTTATTCGCTTGCCAAGTGACGAAGAAGATGATATACAGATGTTTAGAGGTCGTAACTACAAAAAACATTATGCGATGTAATTTAAGGAAAAATAATGGCAGATATAGATAAGGGATTATATGCAGCTCCAGTAGGAGTTGAAGAAATGGCTGAATCAGAAGAAGCTATTGAAATAGAAATAGAAGACCCAGAAAAAATTACAATTGGTATAGGCGATGATGAGATTGTTATAGACCCTGATGCTATGGCAGACGAAGAGTTTAATAAAAACTTAGCTGAAGACTTAGATGAACAATATATAGCAGAGTTATCTTCTGACTTGTTAGAGGATTTTTCTAATGACATAAACTCACGAAAAGATTGGCTAGAAACGTATGTTGATGGACTAGAATTACTAGGACTTAAAATAGAAGAACGTTCCGAACCATGGGAAGGTGCATGTGCTGTTTACCACCCGTTACTTTCTGAGGCATTAGTTAAATTCCAAGCTGAAACTATGATGGAGACTTTTCCAGCTGCAGGCCCTGTAAAAACTTCTATTATTGGTAAAGAAACAGACGAGTGTATTGAAGCAGCAGCTCGTGTGCAAGAGAATATGAACTACCAACTCATGGATAAAATGCCAGAGTACCGACCTGAACACGAAAGAATGTTATGGGGATTAGGTTTAGCAGGTAATGCATTTAAAAAAGTTTATTATGACCCAGCTTTAGAACGTCAAGTATCTATCTTTGTACCAGCTGAAGATATGGTAGTACCTTATGGTGCATCTAACTTAGAAACAGCTGAACGTGTAACGCATGTTATGCGTAAAACAAAACAAGAACTACATTATTTACAAGAAATGGGTTTTTACCGTGATACTGAACTAGGCGAGCCAAGCTATGACTTGGATGAGGTAGAAAAAAAGATAGCTGAACAGATGGGCTTTGATGCTACCAATGATGACCGATATAAAATATTAGAAATGAATGTTAACCTTGACTTAGAAGGTTATGAAGATAAAGATGGAAATAGAAAAACAGGAATAGCACTTCCTTATATAGTTACTATTGATAAAGGTACTACGGAGATTCTAGCTATTAGACGTAATTGGAATCAAGACGACAGTATGAAAAAGCGTAGAGAACATTTTGTTCATTATGGTTATATTCCAGGTTTTGGATTTTATTGCTTTGGTTTGATACACCTAATTGGTGGATTTTCAAAATCAGGCACAATGCTATTAAGACAGTTAGTAGACGCAGGTACATTATCAAATCTCCCAGGTGGTTTTAAAGCAAGAGGCTTACGTATTAAAGGTGATGATACACCGATTGGTCCAGCAGAATGGCGTGATGTAGACGCACCGTCTGGAACTATACGAGATAACCTAATGCCATTACCTTACAAAGAGCCTAGCCAAGTGCTTGCTGCTTTGATGGATAAAATTATTGATGAAGGTAGACGTTTTGCTTCTGCTGCAGATATGAAAGTATCTGATATGTCAGCCAACTCTCCAGTTGGTTCTACTCTTGCTATTCTTGAACGTACCCTCAAAGTAATGTCGGCAGTTAATGCTCGTATTTATTATGCAATGAAAAAAGAGTTTGGTCTACTTAAAACTTTAATAAGAGACTACACTGACCCTAATTATCAATATGACCCTTCAACAGGAACACCAGGAGCTAAACAAGCAGACTATGATAAGGTATCACTTATACCTGTAGCTGACCCAAATGCTGCAACCATGGCACAAAAAGTTGTGCAGTACCAAGCAGTGATGCAAATGGCTCAACAAAACCCTGATATATATGACTTACCAGAACTTAATCGTCAGATGTTAGATGTATTAGGAGTTAAAAACGCTGAAAAATTAATACCTAATGAAGATGATATTAAACAATTAGGTCCAGTAGCAGAAAATATGAATATTATTAATGGTAAGCCAGTTAAAGCATTTCTTGACCAAGACCATGAAGCACATATCGCAGTGCATATGGCGTTTGCCGAAGACCCTAAAATTAAACAATTAGTAGGGCAAAGTCAAAAAGCAGGAATGATTGTAGCAGCTATGGAATCGCATGTTGCAGAACATATTGCCTTCCAATATAGAATAGAAATAGAAAAACGATTAGGTGTACCACTTCCTCCAGCTGAAGAACCACTTCCAGTTGATATTGAGAATGAAGTAGCTAGGTTAACTGCAGCTGCTGCTAGAAAAGTATTACAAGATAATACTGTTGAAGCACAACAAGAAGAAAAACAAAAACAAGCAGAAGACCCAATCTTGCAAATGCAAAAAGAAGAACTACAAATTAAACAAGAAGAAGCTAAAGTTAAAGCACAAAAAACTATGGCTGATATTGCATTAGAAAAAGAAAAACTTGAGTTTGAAAAACAAAAAGCTATGACTGATGTACAACGTGATGTCATGCTTGAGCAAGCTAGAATTACTTCACAAGAAACTATTGTTGGAGCTCAAATAGGAGCTAAAGCAGAGATGGAGCAAAAACAAATTAATACTAAAGAAGTTTTAGAAGGAGCTAAATTAGGAGCGGCAGCAGTTAATAAACAAAAAGATATTAACCTGCGCGAAAAAGAATCTAGGTTACGTAATGAGACTACAGCACATGTGCAAAAGTTAAAAGACAAAACCGAGATAGAAGAAACCAAAGATGAGGATAACACTAACTAATATAAAGGATTAACATGGCAGAGAAAGAAACGCTTATGCTTTTATCAAGCCAGATAAAAGAAAGACGCAACGAAGTAACGGAAGACATGGCTAGAGGGGGTGCAGACCTTGGAGGTTATCAACATGCATGTGGACAGATTAGAGGATTTGATACAGTCCAAATGATGATTTCTGATATGCTAGTAGTGCACAAAAAAGAAGAAGAAGACTTTGAAAGTAGTCCTACGGACAATATAGTTAAGATGGATAAAGGGGATAAAAAATGAGTATAGACCCTAATATTGAAAGTGACTATCTTTTAGCTACACCGGATAAAACTATAGTAAACTCTGGTGGTAAGCCAATTAAAAAACCCAAAAACACAACTACCACAGAAGGTAAAAAAGTAAGTGAGGATGAAGCATTAGCTAAACTTACTACTCAACTTCCTGATGTTAAAGGCTATCGTATTTTATGTATGGTGCCTGAAGCAGATGAAAAGTATGAAAGTGGTCTTATTAAATCAGATTCTGTAAAACAAATACAAGAGCATTCAACAGTGGTTTTATTTGTTATGCAGCTAGGAGATTTAGCTTATCAAGATGAAGCTAGGTTTCCGTCAGGTGCTTGGTGTAAAGAAGGAGACTTCGTTATAACTCGTGCTTACGCAGGAACTAGAATTAAAATCCACGGGAAAGAATTCCGCATTATTAACGACGATACCGTAGAAGCAGTGGTCGATGACCCACGTGGCTACGAACGCGCATAGGAGATTAGCATGGCAGAAATAATTAATGAAATGCCCGACGAAGTAGAAGGTGAAGAACTTGAGGTAGATTTAAATAAAAAAGAATCTAAACCTGAAAAGTCTACTGCAGATGTAGAGCGAGTAGAACAACCTAAAAAAGCAGATGCGGAGTTAGAAATTGAAGAAGAAGATGATACTCCACCTGAAGACCAAGGCAAAGAACCTTTACCAAAAGAAATGGTAGAGGAGTTAGAAAAAGATACTTTAGAAGATTATTCTGAACGTGTTAAACAACGCATGTCTCAACTTAAAAAAGTGTGGCATGATGAAAGACGAGCTAAAGAAGAAGCAGCCCGTGAAAAAGAAGAAGCTATTGCTTACGCACAAAAAGTGTATGAGCAAAATAAAAAACTTCAAACTACGTTAAGCACAGGTGAAGAAGATTATATTAAGACATTAGTAAAATCGGCAGAAACTGAATTAAGTTTAGCTAAACGAGATTATCGTGAAGCTTATGATGCTGGTGATACAGAGAAAATAATTGAGGCACAAGGAGCAATGAATAGTGCTCAAATGAAATTATCTCAAGCTTCAGCATTGAAACCTCAATATACCTCTTCACAAACTTCTGAAAGTAGTGTAGAGTCTAATCAACAACCAGTACGTCCTCAAGTACCTCAACCAGACGCTAGAGCTCAGGCTTGGCAAGCAAAAAATACCTGGTTTGGTAAAGATGAAGAGATGACTTCATTAGCTTTAGGAGTACATGAAAGATTAGTTAGAAGTGGCATAAACCCTACTTCTGACGAATACTACCGTCGTATAGATGAAACGATGCAAAAACGATTCCCTGAGAACTTTGGGGATAATTCGTTGGAACCGGAGAAACCCGCCCAACGCAAACCTTCGAATGTAGTTGCACCGGCAACGCGAAGTACTGCGCCAAAAAAAGTACGCCTAAGTAAGACACAAGTTGCTTTTGCTAAAAAGCTTAAGTTAACACCGGAGCAATATGCACGAGAAATGATTAAATTGGAGAACGCAAATGGATAAGGTAAAAAGAGAATCAAGGGAAACAGAAGTAAGACAAGACGAATCGAAAAAATGGCAACCTGCCTCACTCCTTCCGGAGTTCACAAAACAACCGGGATGGGCGTATCGTTGGGTTAGAGTTTCTTTACTTAATGAAGCCGATAACATGAACGTCTCTTCAAAAATGCGTGAAGGCTGGGAACCGGTGAAGCATTCGGAACACCCAGAAGTCATAATACAGGCAGACCCCAATAGCCAATTTAAAGAAGGCATAGAAGTTGGAGGTCTATTACTTTGTAAAGCTCCTCAAGAAATGATGGACCAAAGAGCAGCACATGTTAATGAAAAAACACGTGCTCAGACTGAAGCAGTAGATGCGTCATACATGAATCAAAGCGACCCACGTATGCCTAAATTTGCTGAAGGTCAAGAAAATGGTCGAAGTTTTGGAAAGGGGAAAAAATAATTAGGAGAAACAATCATGGCAACTACAGCTACGCCCTATGGGCTTAAAGCAGTAAACCATATAGGCGGTACTCCGTACGCGGGTTCTACACGTCTATTACCGATTGCTTCTGGATTTGGTACTAACATATTTAATGGCTCTATTGTTAAAATAGCAGCCGCGGGAACTATTGAAGTTGTCACAGTTACAGGTAATGGAGGTGGCGGAGCAGCCGCATCATTCCCAGCTGGTACAATTGGTGTTTTTGTAGGTTGTACTTACACAGACCCTAGTCTCGGCACAGTAGTATTTAGGCAAAGTTTCCCAACAGGAACAGTTGCTGACGATATTCAAGCATATGTTATTGATGACCCAGATGTAATCTTTCAAGCACAAGCGGACGGTGCAGTGACACAAGCTGACTTAGGTCAGAACACTCACTTAGCAGCAGCACAATCTACAACTACAGGCGACACTACTACAGGTAACTCTACTTCTGCAGTAACAGCCACAACAAATACGACAAACACTTTTGCTTTCCGTATTGTTGACTTTGTAGATAGTCCAACTTCAACCGTGGGTGATGCATTTACCGACTTATTGATTAAATTCAATCCAGGTATGCACTCTTACACTAACGCAACTGGAATCTAATTAAGGAGAATATGATATGGCGATTTCAAGAGCCCAGCTCCTTAAGGAGCTATTACCAGGACTTAACGCTTTATTTGGTTTAGAGTATGAAAAATATGGCGAAGAGCATAAAGAACTTTATGAGACCGAGTCTTCAGACCGTTCTTTTGAAGAAGAAACAAAACTAGCTGGCTTTGCAGGTGCACCTCTGAAATCTGAAGGAGCAGCGATTGCGTATGACAACGCACAAGAAGCTTTTACAGCTAGGTACAATCACGTAACAATTGCTTTAGGATTCAGTTTAACTGAAGAAGCGGTTGAGGATAATCTATATGATAGTCTTTCAGCTCGTTATACTAAAGCTCTTGCTCGTTCAATGGCAAACACTAAGCAAGTTCGTGCAGCTAATGTTTTAAACAACGGCTTTAACGGTGCTTTCTTAGGTGGTGACAATCGTTCACTATTTGGTACAGCCGCTGGCGGTGCAGTTACTAACCACCCATTAGTTTCAGGTGGTACAAACAGTAACGTACAGGCAGTTGCAACAGACCTTAACGAAACAGCATTAGAAAACGCAGTGATTCAAATCGCAGCGTGGACCGATGAAAGAGGGTTATTGATTGCTGCTAAACCTCGTAAGTTGGTAATTCCACCAGGATTACAATTCGTTGCTACTCGTTTATTAGACACCCAACAGCGTGTTGGTACAGCTGATAACGACCTTAACGCATTGAGAAACAATGGTGCAATTCCAGAAGGTTACACAATCAATCACTATCTAACAGACGGTGATGCATATTTCTTAACAACCGACGTTCCTAACGGTATGAAGCATTTCGAAAGAACTCCGCTTACTACTTCTATGGACGGTGACTTCGACACAGGCAATGTTAGATACAAAGCTCGTGAAAGATACTCATTTGGTTGGTCAGATCCTCTCGGTATGTGGGGTTCACCAGGTGCTTAGTTTTATATAGTTCTAAGCTACCTCCTGAAAACCCGGCTCCTCTCTGTCGGGTTTTCTTTTATATAAGGTATAATAAGAGTAAATGATTAAGTGGATATTACTACTAAGTTTCTTTTTATCAGGGTGTACGTATTTTATACACAATGAGTATTATCAATTTATAGACAAAAGTAGAAATATTTATGATGTAGGAACACTATTTAATGATAAAAAATCTAGTACAGAAATATTAATAGACGCATTTAAAGAAAAACCAACAAGAGTAACAGGGTTTAGTTGTGGTAATAAACTATATTCTGACTATCCATGTATGGAAGCTTTAGGTTGTATAATAATCGAGGAAAAAAATGCAGTATTTGATTGATATGTTTGGAGTTAGCGTTGTATGTATGGTTGCGTCTGTATTAGGAGGTTTCTGTAATTACAATGTTAAAAAAGCTAAAGGCAAAGTGCCTCGTGGTGGACATATTAATTGGCTTGTAGAGCGTAAACGTGCTCGCGTAGAATTTATGTTATCCGTATTTATTGCAGCTATATCAGCTGAGTTCTTCGTACCACCTATTATTAATCAATTTGGTCTTCATATAACATTTTCTCCAGCCATAGCTTTCTTTATTGGATATAGTGGTATGAGACTTATACCTATGATGGAACGTAAAGTATCGCAAGCACTTGATAAGTTGGGATAAACTCATGAATTTACTTAGTGCACAAATGTAACTGAAAGATATAATATTTGTATCAGCAATGCTGAAATCTAATATAAAGGAGAAATACCATGGCTTGGACTAAACCATCAGCGACTGAAATGCGTTTCGGTTTTGAAGTAACAATGTACGTAATGAACAAGTAATTGTTTAGTTTTAACTAAGGGACTTCGGTCCCTTTTTTATTGTGCAAAAGCATTAAATAGAGTATCATTAATTATCTGGGAACATCCAGCTTATCAGACTGCCCCAGCAGACGCATACACGACGGATAAGCTTAAACTTTGTATGGAGAAAAAATCATGGCAAGAACCACATTTTCGGGACCAGTCGTATCACAAAGCGGCTTTCTATCCGACCAC